CCATAATTTAGCCTCACTTGTTTGCCTAATGCTATATATTTATGATGGAAACAGAGTTTGGAATAAAAAAATTCAGAAAAACTGTTGACAAGATAAATAAAAGAGCACATAATACAATATGTGTTTAGGCACAAATGACATTTTAACATTAGGCAATAAGGAGGCTACAAAATGGCATCATTAGCAGAAATAAGAGCTAAACTACAAGAAGCTCAAAATAGAACATCAGGCACTAGCACTGGTGGCGACAACGCAATTTACCCACATTGGAATATGCAAGAAGGCAGAGAAGCCGTGGTAAGATTCTTACCAGACGGTAACACTGACAACACATTCTTTTGGGTAGAACGTGCGATGATTAAACTTCCATTCGCAGGTGTGAAAGGTGAGTCAGACAATCGTAACGTAATTGTTCAAGTTCCGTGTGTGGAAATGTACAATGACGGACAGACTTGTCCAATTCTTTCCGAAGTGCGTGGATGGTTTAAAGACAAATCATTAGAAGATATGGGACGTAAGTATTGGAAAAAGCGTTCTTACATTTTCCAAGGATTTGTTGTTGACGATCCTCTAAATGAGGAGAGTAAGCCTGAGAATCCAATCAGACGCTTTATCATTGGACCACAAATTTTCCAAATCATTAAAGGTGCATTGATGGATCCAGAGTTGGAAGAACTTCCAACAGATTATATGCGTGGCGTAGACTTTAGAATTAAGAAAACTTCTAAAGGCGGTTATGCTGATTACTCAACTTCACAATGGTCACGTAAAGAACGTGCATTGGAAGATGCAGAAAAAGCAGCAGTTGATGCAAACGGTTTGTTTAACTTAAACGACTTTTTACCTAAAAAACCTACAGAAGTAGAACTTAAGGTAATGAAGGAAATGTTTGAGGCATCAGTTGATGGCGAAGCATATGATATGGATAGATGGGGTCAATACTTTAAGCCGGCTGGAATGAGCCAGGCAACAGGTGATCCTAACAAATCTGCACCAGCAGCAAGTGCTCCTGCACAACCTGCACAACCTGCTCCTGCGGCTCCTGCTGCATCTGAGCCAGTTGCAGAGGCTGCTACTGCTCCAGCACAAACTGAAGCAAACAATGGTGAGTCTGCGAACAGAGCCCAAGACATCTTGGCAATGATTCGACAAAGACAAAACTAAATTATGAGTTTGGGAGTTCCGGCAAAAACCTCCGTACGGTAACCAGCGAGGTCTCCCAACTTATTTTAAAGGAAGGATAATATGGCAAAAGCATTTGATGTAAGTAAATTTAGAAAAACGTTGACAAAGAGCATCGACGGACTAGGTATTGGATTTAACGATCCGACTGATTGGGTTTCTACAGGAAACTATGCTCTAAACTATTTGATTAGTGGCGACTTTAACAAAGGTGTTCCATTAGGTAAAGTAACTGTGTTTGCAGGTGAAAGTGGTTCAGGTAAATCATATTTTTGTTCTGCAAATATTGTAAAGGCTGCACAAGAACAAGGTATTTTTGTTGTGCTTATCGATAGTGAAAACGCACTAGACGAACAATGGTTACACGCTTTAGGTGTTGATACTGACGAAAGTAAACTTCTTAAGTTGAATATGTCTATGATTGACGATGTTGCTAAAACTGTATCTGAGTTTATGAAAGATTACAGAGATTTAGCAGATGAAGATCGTCCTAAAGTATTGTTTGTAGTTGATAGTTTAGGTATGTTGCTTACTCCAACAGATGTTGACCAATTTGGTAAAGGTGATTTAAAAGGTGATATGGGTAGAAAACCTAAAGCACTTACAGCACTTGTACGTAATAGTGTCAATATGTTTGGTAGTTACAATGTAGGACTAGTAGCAACTAATCATACGTATGCTTCGCAAGATATGTTTGATCCAGATGACAAGATTTCAGGCGGACAAGGTTTTATCTATGCAAGTAGTATTGTTGTTGCAATGCGTAAACTAAAACTTAAAGAAGACTTAGATGGAAACAAGACTACTACTGTAAATGGTATTCGTGCAGCGTGTAAGGTAATGAAAACACGTTATGCAAAACCGTTTGAAGCAGTACAAGTAAAAATTCCTTATGAAACTGGTATGGATCCATACAGTGGACTAGTCGACTTGTTTGAAGCAAAAGGATTATTGAAAAAAGAAGGTAATAGGCTTAAATACGTTGACCTTAACGGAGAGAGTCATTTAGAATATCGAAAAGCCTGGATAGGTGATAAATTAGATATGATTATGAAAGACATTGCCAACCAACCAGAAATTGCTGGTGAAGTGGACAATGAAACTGTTGAGGAAAATGTTGAACTTGAACCAATTAAGGAGTGAGGCCTATGAATTCAGATCTATTAGCAGATATATGGAATATTATGTGTGAACACTTACCTGAAAAGGTAAAGAAAGACGTTGCACAAGAATATGTTAATACGCTATTAGATTATGGTGTGAGTGAATCTACTATAGAAGGATTGTTTGGTATTGATACATATCTTGACGAAGCAATCGAATATGCTATAGACGAAGACACAGATGAACACTCTAACTATGATGACGAAAACGACTTTTACGGAGACGATTAATGGTAAATTGGTACGATAAAGTCAGTAAAGATATAAACTGTATTCCAGATGCAGTTGCTCATTTTAATACAGAATTAGAAAAAGCAAAAAAAGAGACATATCTTTCCGGACTTATTGAAAAAGCCGCTGCCAATTTACCTGCAATCGTTGAGAATCGTTTTAGTCAACTGCAAGAAATAGAAGCAATCCTTGAATATCTAAACATTGAACTTAGAAGATTAAGAGCTTCAAAATTTAGAAATTATATCGAATCATATCAACGAGCTTTAAGCAGTAGAGATGCTGAAAAGTTCGTTGATGGTGAATCTGATGTTGTAGATTTTGAAAAAATTATTAATGAATTTGCTCTTATAAGAAACAAATGGTTAGGTATTATAAAAGGATTAGATCAAAAGCAGTGGCAACTAACAAACATTGTCAAGTTAAGAACTTCTGGACTTGACGACGCATCTATATAACAACCACAAAAAATTCCATAGTATAAAGTACGCATATAAATATGTGTATGAAAACCATTGTACTTGTAACAGGCGGGTTTGATCCCCTACATCCAGGACACATTGAATACTTTAAAGCCGCCAAAAAATTAGGCGATGAACTCCACGTAGGTTTAAATTCTGACGAATGGCTTATACGCAAAAAAGGTAGGCCTTTTATGAAGTTTTTGGATAGAGCTGCTATTATAGAAGAACTTACAGTTGTTGATAAAGTAATAAGTTTTGACGACAGTGACGACAGTGCTTGTGGTGCTATATATAAAACTTTGGCAACACACGGCACTATAGAAATTATATTTGCTAATGGTGGCGACAGAACAAATACAACTACTCCAGAATTTAAAACATACGGCAATATGCCTAAAGTTAAATTTGAATTTGGTGTAGGTGGTGATAACAAAATGAATTCTAGTAGTTGGATACTAGATGAATGGAAGACACAAAAGACTGAAAGGCAATGGGGATATTGGCGAGTGCTAGACGACAATCCAAACGCAGGTTACAAAGTAAAAGAACTTGTAATTTACCCAGGCAAAAGTTTAAGCGACCAAAAACATTTTAAAAGATCAGAAGTTTGGACAATTCTTCAAGGCGTTGTAAAAATAAAAACAGAATGGGATGGCAGAATAGATGATGTACACTTACTTCCACATACTAGACCATATGAAATAGATAAAGAAGTTTGGCATCAAGCAAGTAATCCCGGAAAAACAAATGCACACGTATTAGAAATACAATGGGGTAGCGAGTGCATAGAAGAGGATATAGAAAGACGTGAATAACTGGATTTTCTTAAGTAAAGGAATGAAAGATCCTTATATAAACGAATTTGCAAGAGGTTGTGGCACAACTACAACAGATCCAGATAACTTTGTTTATGATAGTGAGGACGAAACACCTATATGTTTAAGAGGCATACTTAAGAAAAAAATTATGCACAAATGTTTTGAAGATAATAGAACATTCTATTATATGGATACAGGTTACTTTGGAAATGAAGTAACTGCATCAAATCCTAACGGTTGGAAGTATTGGCACAGAATTGTAAAAAATAATTTAGCACACGGTGATATAATTCAAAGACCTGATGATAGATTTAAAAGATTTAATAAGAAATTTGAACCTTGGAAGAAAGATGGACGCAAAATTTTAATTGCAGCACCCGATGAAAAACCTTGTAAATTTTATAATATAGATCTTAATAATTGGATGCAACAAACAGTAAACGAAATTAAAAAGTACACAGATAGACCAATAGAAATACGTCAAAGAGATAAAACTAGACTGACACGACTAACTAATACGCTAGAAGAAGCATTAGATAATGATGTATTTGCATTGGTAACATTTAATAGTAATGCAGCAGTCGAGTCGGTCTTTCACGGAATACCAGTGTTTCCATTAGCGCCGGCTAATGCAGCAAGTCCTATGGGATTAAAGGATTTAAGTAAGATCGATTCACCTTACTATCCTGATGATGATACTAAGTACGCTTGGGGTTGTCATTTAGCATATGGACAATATCACGTTAGTGAAATGAGAACTGGTAAGGCAAAGGAGTTATTAGAAACACAATGGACTTAAAAGTATTTGTAGGGTATGACACCCGTGAGGATGTTGCGTGGCAAGTTTGCAAACACAGCATTATTAGTAAAAATAAAAAAGTTGACGTACAACCCTTAAAGTTAACAGAACTTAAAGATAAAGGAAGATATTGGAGAGATATCGACAAACTAGGATCGACAGAATTTACATTTAGTAGATTTCTAATTCCAGAATTATGTAATTTTAACGGATGGGCATTATTCTGTGATTGCGATATTGTTTTTATAAATGATGTAGCAGAACTATTTGCACAAGCAGACGACAAGTACGCTGTAATGTGTGCAAAGCACGACTATACACCTAAAGAAGGCACTAAGATGGACGGACAAACACAGACAGTATATCCAAGAAAAAACTGGTCAAGTGTTATGCTGTTTAATTGTGGACATCCTAGCAATCAAAAACTTACACAAGACTTAGTAAATAATCCTGACACAACAGGAAAATATTTGCATAGATTTAGTTGGCTAAAAGATGAAGAAATAGGACAATTCAGTCACGAATGGAATTGGCTAGTAGGTTGGTATAAAGAGCCAGAGGACGGCACACCTAAAGCACTACATTACACAGAAGGCGGACCTTGGTTTGAAAATTACAGAAATTGTGAATACAATAATATCTGGAAAGAAGAACTATCCGATATGATGACTAATGGATGATACAATAAGTTTAGAACAAACTCTTGTAAACGGAAGTTCTGGCAGACTTACAGCAGACAGTAACGATCAATCTAACAAACCTTTAGTAATTAGAGGTGTGATAAAAATAGATCACGCAAATAAATGTCGTACTAGTAAAAGAGACTTCTGGTATATAGATACAGGTTATTTTGGAAACTTTCCGAGTCCTGGTAACCCTAAAGGTTCTAAAAAATGGCATCGAGTCGTTAAAAACGAAAATCAGCAAGTAGACATAGTAGATGTTCCTGAAGATAGGTGGAATAATATTGTAGCAGACGACCCAAGATTAGAATGGAAAGGCTGGAAGAATTACGATAAGAAAATATTATTGGTAATGCCTAATCCAAAGGCCTGTTTATGGTACGGCGTAAACTATGAGCAGTGGGTAGAAAAAACAAAAGCAGATATAGCAAAATACAGTGATCTACCAGTAGAAGTGCGTATTAAAGGATCACGTAGAGAACGCAATAAAGGATACACAATATACGATGCATTTGATAGTGGTGTATACGCTACTGTGGCAATGAATAGTATGGCTGCTTTAGAATCTGTGCTGTATGGTATTCCAGCATTTGTAAGTGTTCCTTGTGCAGCAAGTCCGTTAGCATCAATGGATTTATCACAATTAGGTAACCCATTTAAACCCCATCATAAATTAATAGGAAGACACGCAAAGAATTTAGCATATACTCAATTTACCACAGAGGAAATACTGAATGGAACTGCATATAACTTAACGGAGAAATATAGATGAAACTGTTAGTAAATGATAAAGAGATTGCAAATTACTTTTTAAAACTTATAGGCATTCCAGAAGAATTCAAAAAAATTAAGCCAGGAGACAGAACTCTTGCACATATTATCGCTGAACATCACATTAAGAAAGCAAAAATGGGATTACATAAACCTTTAGAAATAGATTATAAGCGTAAATTCGCTAATAAACTTAAAAAAGGTATTACTAAAGATCTTGACGAATATGTAGAACAAGTTAAGACACAAAAAAGAAACATCTTTTCAGCATATTTTAACAGTATCCATAAAAACATTGAAACATTACTTGAAAAATTTGGAGAAGAGCGTGTCCTTAAAGCATATAGCAAAGATAAACAAATTACAGAATTTGTTAAAGGTACAGGAAGAAGTATAGACCCTAAAGGCGAACTTATGCGTAGGCATAGGTTTAATAGTTATACTGACGATTGTGTAATTAGAAACACCGTAGGTAATGAAGAATTACTTGTTACAAAAATAGATAAAAAATATCCTATGTGGTTTATAGACAGTGGATATACAAATTTTTTAGAACCAAATAAAAAATGGCATAGACTTGTACGTAATCATTTACACTACGGTAAGGCATTTGCCTGCCCAGCAGATAGACTTGGTAACATAGCAAAGTTTCCTAAGCCTTGGAGAGAAGGTGGAGAAATTATCTATGTCATCGAACCAGGACCATTTGCTGCAAGTGTATTCCACGTTGATTTAAAAACTTGGAAGTATGATGTCGAAAAAGAATTAAGAAAATATACAGATAAAAAAATTAAATTTAGAGAAAAAGCCCCATTACGTAAAAGAACAAATTTGTATAAAGAACTTGCCGACGAAGATTATTATTGTGTAGTAAGTATTAATAGTAATGCAGCCACAGAAGCAATATGGCAAGGTGTTCCTGCACTTACATTAGATACACATATTACAAATCCAGTTACTAAAAACAGATTAGAAGATATCAATAATTTATATCGTGGTCCTATTGCTGACTGGTTATGTATGTTAACATATCAGCAATTTACAAAGGAAGAATTAATAAATGGAACAGCAATTAAGTGTTTGAGAAAATATAATTTGTTAGAAAGTGAATAAAAATGTCAAAGTTTACAGCAGTAGCATACTATGCCGGAATACCACCCAACAATAATAATCCAGAAAAGCCTTTAATTTTAGATAATTTTATTGCAGGTGTAAATGCTGCCGGCGATACCGGTGTTGGACATAGACAAATGACTACATTAGACTGTGACGTTGCATTTATACAAGGATTTGTACACGAACACGGCAAAACAGCACCTCATTTAATACTAAGACGCAATGCTGTTGAAAAGCAAAAAGCAGAGGGCAAAAGATCATTAATAGTTGATAGTAATTTGTTCTTATACGCCGATCCTGGTAATACAAAGACTTACTTGCGTTATAGTTTTGATGGAGTATTCCCAACTACAGGTTTTTATTTTGATAAAGACATAGATCCTACTAGATGGCAGAAAATTAGTCAGCGATTGAATTTAAATTTGAAAGATTATAGAACAGACGGCAAACATATTCTTGTTTGCCTTCAAAGAAATGGTGGCTGGAGTATGAAAGGACTGCCAGTAATGACTTGGTTAGACCAAACCATTAAAACAATAAAATCTTTAACAGACAGACCAATAATTGTAAGGGCTCATCCTGGAGATAAAAAGGCAAGAAACTACTTACGCATAAATCAACCTAATGTTTTTGTTTCTTGGGCTCCTAGTATTAAAAATGATTTACAAAATGCTTGGGCAACAGTAGTTTACAACAGTAGTCCTAGTGTAGCAAGTTTAATAGAAGGTGTACCTGTGTTTGTTACTGATCCACAACCTGAATTTTCGCAAGTTGACGGCGTTTGTAACACAAATCTAAAAAGATTAGAGGATCCTAAGTTGTTTGACAGGCAACAATGGATTGAAAAACTAGCAATGTGTCATTGGAACTTCGATGAATTAAAATCAGGTGAAGCCTGGCAATTTTTTAGGAGGTACATATGAGAAAATTAGCAAATGGATGGCACGTTCCTGAAGGTGACACTAAAATGACTCGTCATTTAGAAACAGACACAGCACTTAACAAAGCAGGTTACGAAGAAAAACAAAGAAATACAATTTTAAAACACATTCCTACAAAAAATACATTTGTTGATATAGGTGCAAACGTTGGAGTGTGGAGTATTACACTAGCACAACATTTTAACACTGTTTATAGTTACGAACCTAGTGTTAGAAACAGAGAATGTTTAGAAAAAAATGTGCAAGGAAAAACAATTGTTAGAAATGTTGCACTTTCTAATTTTAATGGCGAATCAAACTTCCACGATGAGATAAAAAATTGTGGAAATAGTAAATTATGGAACGAAGGAGATCAGCCAGGTCTTTATACAGTGCCAGTTAAAAAATTAGATGACGAAAATATTGAAAATTGCAGCCTAATAAAAATGGATGTGCAAGGATATGAATGGCAAGTCATACAAGGTGCTGAAAAATTAATTGAAACACAAAATCCTTGGATAGCATTTGAAGTAAGTGCTGACGTTGATGTTATTTGTAAGTTTTTAGAAGATAAAGGTTACGATATGATCGACAATAAGAGCAAAAGAATTTTTATTTACGCTCCAAAACAAGGAACAAATGCTCCTAAACAAAGTGCATTCGGTAGACGAATGGGTCCTGGACCTTATATTACACTTTTACCTGAAGACAAACAACAAATTGCTGCTAAACGCCACGGAACTGCTTAACCCAGTAAGGCTCTGTACGCATAACTTTTAAATCTTCACGTTTACTATGACCTAACTGCTTTCTGCCACCTTTTAAATGGTCGAGAAATGCACCCCATTCGCAATTAATTAAAGGATGACCTTCTCCTGTACTCATTCCTGGTCTTGGACGTAGGTCAATTAGGTGTCCTGCCCAATTATGTTGTTTCATTAAGGGGAATTTTTTCCTAACTTCGTCAAAAACAAAACTGTCGTGCCATTCTGCCATTAAAAATATTCCTTTTTCTGCCTCATCATAGACTCTTTGGAACTCTTTTAGGAAATTTTGCACATTAGGTGAATTTAATTTCATTGCATAGAGTCCACACTCAGAATATTTTCCTTTTCTGCCTAAATAACACAACTCTGCTTCTGCTGGTAAGAAAGTTTTCCACGCTTTATGTGAAATAGGAGAATGACAAAATGTATCAGCGTCCATCCAAAACAAATAATCTGTGTTGCATTCTTTTGCACAAGCAAAAATACTGTAAACCTTGTGTGCAAAACGTATGGCGTGCCATTTAAAGCCTTTTCCACTGTCTCGTCTTTTAGATCTTATTGGATCTGAAGACACATCTCCATTTGCTTTAGGAACATTTTTCCAAGTTTGCTTAAACTTTACTAATTCTGGACTCTCTTTATGTAAATCTTTAATGATTAAATTATCAGCACGTTCAGTTACCTCGACATCTTCAGCGTACACATAAAGTTTGATGTCACTTGGCCAATTTTCGAGGAATGATTTGATCATTCTTTTTCCATATTGGTCATAACCTGGTTTATGAAACGTTGTTACTACACTAATACTCATTTTACTTTCTTCCATATATGATAATTATCACAAGTTGCAATACATTGATATCCAGCACTATACAAACCTACTGTATGTTCACGTTCTAGTGGTGTACTTCCTTCTATAATTACTTCACTTCCTGGATTATGAAACAAAGGAGTAATATAATCCAGTGCTTTTTTGTATTCAAGGTCAATGTATATAGCACTTATTTTGGTAAGTGCGTAACAAGACTTAATTTCTTTCCGCCAAATAAGTTTTTTATCTTTTGTTTCCGGAACAGAACGTGAATGAACAAAAACTGTATCGTAAATATTCAAAAGAGCAGGTATTAACCCAAACCCTTCGCCTATTACTAAGCAGTCTAAAGGTTGATGAGTGAAATTTTTCCTAAGTCTTTTTTCTATTTTGTTCATTGTGCCAATATATTTAATTAATTTCTCCAAACTGCATTCTAAACTTGGTCTGCGTTGTTAAATATGTTGCAATGAGATTTAGATTGTATAGAGAAAACGGTGCCTTAAACAGCCCTCCGATATTTGACGCTTTCCAACAAGGACTTTTAGCACAAGGACACGAAGTTGTAAGTTCTAACGAAGATGTTGCAGTAATTTGGTCTGTGTTGTGGAATGGAAGGATGTCTCCTAACAAACAAATTTATGATAAGTGCCGTGCTAACAATAAACCTGTCATAATTATTGAAGTAGGGAATTTATTAAGAAACAAAACTTGGAGAATTTGCCTTAATCATATTAATGGATTAGGCATTTTTGGCAATGATACTACCCTTGACAATGATAGACCAAAAAAATTAGGCATATCACTTAAACCTGTAAACAATGACAGGCGTCCAGAAATCTTAATTGCAACACAACATCAAAAAAGTTTGCAATGGCAAGGTATGCCTTCAATGGATAGTTGGACTAGTAGTATTATCAATGAACTAAGAAAGCATACAGATAGGAAAATTTACATAAGGCCACATCCTAGATCTCCTATGATAGGTATAGAGCACGAATTTGTAAATGTTGTAAGACAAGTACCACAGCAGGTTAAAGGAACATATGATGACTTTGATATAGATTACAACTATCATTGTGTGATAAATCATAATAGTGGACCACCTATACTTGCTGCAATACAAGGAACACCGGTAATTTGTGATAAGTCTAGTTTAGCACACCCTGTGAGTGACAAAATAGACAACATAGAAAAAATTACACTTCCTGAGCGTGAGGAGTGGTTAGTAAAATTAACACACTGTGAATGGTTCCAAGAAGAAATCAAAGCAGGTACTCCTATTAAAAGGTTAGAAAAGCATTTATTATCACAAATAAGTGTTGACTAGCATAGTATTTCAAAGTATAATGTAACTATGAGTAATATAATGTTTATTGAAGACCTATTCATTGTGGCTCTTGATACTATGGACCAACAAAGGTTGTCTATGCAGTATCAAGATCAATCTGCTGCACGTAGTTTTTACACAACAATTACACACGGAAAAGACCTTACTGAAAAACAAGGACAATATGTTCTTAAAATTCTATACAAATACAGAAAGAGTCTTGCACCTTGGATAGACATTGAGAAACAAATAGAATTCCCACGTTGGAAAAAACCTTTTAGAGTTATTGACAATCAAAAGAAAGTTTGGGTCGAACAAGATAACAAAACACCTTTTGTGTGTTTAAAGTTTCCTTATAGTCTGAAAGATTCTTACGAAAAAGAATTTACTTTACCAGGACAAAAATTTGATATTTGGAATCCTGATCGTAAAATTAGAATGATGTACTTTTATAAAGCACCTTTAATGAGTGTTTTACTATGGTGTAATGAAAATGATTTTGAAGTTGATGCAAGTTTTACAGATGCTATAGATCAACTTAATGACATTACAGATAATAAAAATTCATACATTCCTACTTCTAAGATTGTTAACAAACAAGTAGAACTATGTAATGCACCACAATCATCTGTTGAATATTTTAAAACTAAAAAGACAGATAATGTAATGTCAGATTTAATCCTTGCAAAATGTATGGGATATTGTTATAGCGGAAAAGTTACAAATAAGATAGAAACTATTGCTAGTAGTAAAACAAATGTATTTTATGAAAATAGTATTATTGATTTATTAGAATTTACATCGCACATAGATGGTAAAATGGTTTTTATGTTAGACGGCAATGATGAACCGTTAAAGTTTTTAAACAAACTAAATCTTGCTATTGATAAGTTAGGAATGGATAAAAATTTATTCCGTGTATGCTTTAGAGCAAATAAAAACGACACAAGTAATTTAAATAATTGGGTCAAAGATAACGGTTTTGGCGGAAAAATAGATGGAGCCAAGTATCTAATCTTTCAAAAACGGCCCGCAAAGTGGTTGTTCAAAGATGGTTTTGATGCTACAATAGTCATAACAAATAACATTATTCAAACAAGCCAGACAACAACGAGACTACTACTTGAAAGGTCTCCTATTGTCTTATATGTTGGTGATTTTGATCCAACACTAATGAGGAAAAATATAGTTGAATTGTAAATTAATAATAAAAGATGAAGTAAACATAAAGTTTGAAAACTTACGTGTTGAAACTAGAAGAAAAATTGCAAACAAACTAAAATTTGATTTGCCATATGCACGTCATATGCCTGCATTTAAATTAGGTAGATGGGATGGTACGGTAAGTTTTTTTGGTATTGGAGGTAATGGCTTTCTAGCTCATCTTGATGTTGCATTGCCTATCGTAGAAAATGATGGTTATGATATAGAAGTTATAGATCAAAGAGAACACACTAAATTAGAATTCAATCCTATCACAGAAAACTATTGGGCTGATCAAGGAAAGACGTGGCCAGAAGGACACCAACAAGCAGGCGAACCAATTGTGTTACGTGATTATCAATATGATGTTGTAAATAGATTTTTAGAAAATCCACAAAGTCTACAAGAAGTTGCAACAGGTGCTGGTAAAACTATTACTACAGCAACACTAAGTCATTTGTGTGAACCTTATGGTAGAACAATTGTAATTGTTCCTAATAAATCACTTGTAACACAAACAGAAGAAGATTATAAAAATGTAGGTTTAGATGTTGGCGTTTACTTTGGTGACAGAAAAGAATTAGGACACACACATACTATTTGTACCTGGCAGAGTTTAAATGTTTTAGATAAGAAGAAATATGATACTGACAGTCTTACACTTGCAGAATTTGCAGAAGGTGTACGTGCAGTTATTGTTGACGAAGTACATCAAGCAAAAGCAGATGTCCTTAAGAAACTGCTTACACAAAACTTTAGACACGCACCTATACGTTGGGGATTAACAGGTACAGTACCAAAAGAAAAATGGGAATTTCAAGGAATACTAGCAGGCATAGGACCTGTAATTAATTCTGTATCTGCACACGACTTACAGCAAAAAGATGTGTTAGCAAAACTAGATATACAAATTGTTCAAACAAAAGATATAGAAACTTTTAGAAACTATGCAGAAGAATATACTTGGCTAGTTACAGATGAAAAGAGAATAAATTTTATAAGCAATCATATAGAAAAAGTTGCTAAAAATGGTAATACACTTGTTCTAGTAAATAGAATTGATACTGGTAAAAAGTTACTTAAAAACTTACCAGATGCAACATTTATTAAAGGAGATGTTAAACTTGACGAAAGAAAAGAGCAGTATGATGAAATTAAAACAGCAGACGGCAAAGTTATTGTTGCAACGTATGGAGTTGCTGCTGTCGGCATTAATATACCTAGGATTTTCAATCTCGTACTTATCGAGCCTGGCAAATCTTTTGTAAGAGTTATTCAATCAATTGGTAGAGGCATTAGAAAGGCAGAGGACAAAGATTTTGTTCAAATTTGGGATATTACTTCAACTTGCAAGTATGCAAAAAGACATTTGACAGAACGCAAAAGATATTACAGAGAAGCAAAATATCCACATCAGGTACAAAAGGTAGACTATTAATGTATCCAGTTTTACCTACAGTATGGAAATCAAATAATTTTAATCCTGATTGGTATGATAAAGATTATTTTGTTTCCAAAGACGGCACAGGAGAGTTTCCCGAACATCATTGTAAACTAACTTGGAAAGCAAGTGTGCCTTTTATTTTAGAATATGAAAATGCAGTTGACATTGGGTGTAGAGATGGTGAATATGCTAGGTATTTGAGTTTACCATTTAAACACGTTTACTGCTTTGATTATAGACACAGACGTTTGTTTAGTGATAATGTTCCATTAGATAAATGCACACACTTCAAATGCGGATTAGGAGAAGAACATAAAACTATTTCTGTAAGTGGTGGTGGAAGTATGACGTCTGGTAAAGTGCCAAAAGAAAAATGGCACGATGAAGAAATTTTTACATTAGATCAATTTAACTTGCCTAATATAAGTTATATTAAGATTGATGTAGATGGTTTTGAAACACGTGTACTACAAGGTGCAAGTGATACAATAAACAAATATAAACCGTTGCTGGTGCTTGAAGCAGAAAATGGAAATGATACTGCTATAAACTATTGCGTAAAAAATTTTAATTACAAAGTAGTTGCTTGGGACAGTAACGATAGAAATGTCGTAATGCAGGAGAATAAATGAGAATATTAACATTAGACAATAAAGCATTTGATTTGAATGAGCTTCCAGAAGAAGTAGATGAAGATGCTAGATTTAGTGTATTAGATAATTCAGATCCAAAGGAACCTGATTTTTTCTTTATGCCACTAATATTTTTAGAAAGTTTTAATAGTCCAGCAATTTGTATGAAAATTGGGGACCACGAAGTAAAAATGCCGTTAGATTGGTGTATGCTTGTAGGTGATAGTGATTGTTTGTCAGATCCTGAAGTACTACCGTTAACGTCTATTAATGAAAGAGGATTCGAAGCATTTGTAATGAATCCAATAAAAGGTTACAGAACTGATTTTAAACCTATTGAAATAACACAAATCTATCAAGATGTAAGATGGTATTTTCCTAAGATGAAAAACGGACAATTACTTACAGTTCCATTAACGGATGGTCCAAATCCTCCGTGTGCATACTTTGTTAAAGAAATAAGCAGGCAATCAGAATTAGTTGAACTTGCAAAACTTTTATAATAATTACTATTATTAGCAAGCCATAAAGGCAAGGAAGGACAGATGACAATGAAAGCAGGAAAAATTTGGGGACAAACAGAACTCATTCACGCTAATGGTGTGCTAGAGTTCCACCGCATTGAATTTAAAAAAGGATACAAATGTAGTGAACACGAACACCAATATAAATGGAATGGATTTTTTGTTGAGTCAGGAAAAATGCTTGTTCGTGTTTGGCAAGATGATCAAGACGGACTTGTAGATGAAACAATTCTTGAGGCAGGCGACTTTACACAAGTAAAGCCAGGCAAGGTACACCAGTTTGAAGGTCTTGAAGATGGTGTAGCATTTGAACTTTATTGGGCAGAATTTAACCACAACGATATTGTTAGACGCACTGTAGGAACAAAGGTTAAAGGTTAATGACAAACCCTACTATAGATGGATTACAGAAATTAAAAGAATACATTCCTAATAACAATATAAGGTGTTTAGATATCGGTGCTAATACCGGACAATGGATAGGTGCAATTAGAGAAGTATACGAAAACCCACACATCTATAGTATAGAAGTAAATCCGCACTGTGAAAAACACCTTGCAACTAAAAATGTAGAATATAAAATTGTAGGACTTTCTAATAAAGAAGGAAAGATGATACTTAAAACTTTTGCACGTAAACCGAAGTCAAAAGGTGCAAGTTTTTACACAGAAGTAAATTTAGTTAATCAAGATATATTAGAAATAGAAGTTCCTGTAACAACCTTAGACACATTATTTCCAACTGAAATATTTGATATAGTGAAGATAGACGTGCAAGGTGCTGAACTAGATGTTATTAATGGTGGGATTGAATTTTTAAGGCGCCACACATATGTACTTGCAGAAGTTGCATTGACAGAATACAATATAGGCGCTCCATTGGCAAATGAAGTTGTCAACAGACTTGCAGAATTAGGTTTTTATGTAGAAGATTGCTTAGAAGAACATCCAGATGGAAAAGGTAATTTGTTACAAGTTGATTTACTTTTTAGCAGAGATATCGAGAAACACAAGAAAAATATAACGGAAAAATATCTATGATCGGAATAGTTACAACATTTAGTGATAGCAATTATAACGAATATGCGT